AGCATGGTATGGCAGTAATGTTAGAAAACCAAGCAAAACAATTATTAGATGAGGCAACTCGTACTGGTACTTCTTCAGGTTCTGAAGAGTGGGCAGGTGTAGCGTTACCTTTAGTAAGAAGAATCTTCGGTTCTATCGCAGCTAAAGAATTCGTTTCTGTTCAACCAATGAACTTACCTTCAGGTCTTATTTTCTACATGGACTTCAAATATGGTAATACAGTAGGTAGAGATTCAAATAGACCAGCTTCTGGTTCTTCTTTATTCGGTAACGGCGGAACGTTTGGTAAAGATACATTATCTCCAGGTGGTAACAAATTAGGTTCAACTCAAGCAGCTGAAGGTGGTTTGTATGGTGCAGGAAGATTTGGATACACAATCAACGATACTAAAGTTGCAGTTACAGGTCAAACTATTGCAACCGCTTCTTTACAAGATATCAATTATGATTTAGTTAACAGCACGTTCTCTGCATCATTTGCATCTGGTTTAGTAAAGAAAGTTTCTGTAGATACAGGTTCATTCTCTATGCCTGATTTAAATGCAGTAAGAAGTTTTGATTTCGCTAACTCAGGTTCTGGATTTACTTATTTACCACAATTTACTTCTTTAAGTGATGATGGTACAAAAGTTGAATTCATCGCATTGACAAGTGGTCAATCTTCTGCGTTTGGTGGAACTGCTACAACTGTTGCAGGTGAAGTAGCATACTCTAAACAACCGGATGATATCTCTCGTGGAGATTTTGAAGATAGAGGTTCTGATTTACCAATCCCAGAGATTGAATTAGAATTGAAATCTGAGCCTATCGTTGCTAAGACTCGTAAGTTAAAAGCAATTTGGACTCCTGAATTGGCGCAAGATTTGAACGCATATCACTCTGTAGATGCAGAAGCTGAATTGACTCAAATGTTAAGTGAGTACATCTCTTTAGAAATCGACTTAGAAATCTTAGAAATGTTACAACAAAACGCTTTCACAACTGAATATTGGTCAGCTAGAGTTGGATATGAATTCAATTCAAACAACAATAGATTTGCACCTGATTCAACTAACGTATCAGCAAACGCATACCAAAAGAATACTTGGTTCCAGACTTTAGGTATTAAATTACAAAAAGTTTCTAACAAGATTCACCAATTAACAATGAGAGGTGGAGCAAACTTCGTAGTAGTTTCTCCTAACGTTGCAACTATTTTAGAATCAATGAACGGATTCTCTGCTAACCCAGGTAAGGATGCAACAACATTCTCTGCAGGCGTTACTAATATCGGTTCTATTTCTAATAGATACGATGTTTACAAAAACCCTTATATGACTGAGAACGTATTATTAATGGGCTTCAAAGGTTCTAACTTCTTCGAAACTGGAGCAGTTTACGCACCTTATGTACCATTGATTATGACTCCTTTAGTGTACGACCCAACTAACTTCACTCCAAGAAGAGGAGTTATGACTCGTTACGCTAAGAAAATCGTAAGACCAGAATTCTACGGTAAAGTAGTAATTGATGGTTTAGAAACTCTTTAATCTTAACGGATTAGGATAATCGGAAAGAGGGGATAGAAATATCTCCTCTTTTTTTTATATAAAGTGAAGTAAACTAAGAAAGAGTGGTTAGAAATATCCACTCTTTTTTTATTCTTATATTTATATGTAAATATAATTGGATTAATATGTCTTTAAACTTAAAATGGACCGGAAGTGGTTCGGCTATATCGGGCTCAACACCATTCGGTATTTATGATAATGATACCGACTTTAGAAATGATGGACCAAAGACGGCTGTGTGGTGTGCAAAGCGTTTGGGATACCCCGTAGTTGATGTTGAATTAATTGATGAACAATTTTATGCTTGTTTTGAGGAATCGACATCCGAATACTCATCGCAAGTAAATCAATTTAATCTTAGAAATAACTTAGATATTTTAAGAGGACAGAAAAAGCAAGCATTTGGTGGTAGAAGTAATTATTCACAAACATTGGTTGATGGTTCATTTCTTCCAACCATAGTTCGTATGTCTCAGCAATATGGTACGTTATCGGGTGTGGGAGGTTCTACTTCGATTAAAAAGGCATATATAGAACTGATACCTGAACAACAAAGATATGACTTGATGAGCGCATCTGTTGATATAGATTCCAACACATCATTTACAAATATGTTTAGTGGTTCATCTACAGTGGATGTAACTAGAGTTTATTATGAATCAACTCCAGCCATTCAACGATTCTTTGACCCGTATTCAGTTGGAGGACAGGGTACATTGAATTTATTAGATGAAATGGGATTTGGCTCATATTCACCAGCTGCACAATTCTTATTAATGCCACTTTATGAAGATGCATTGAGAATTCAGGCAATTGAATTAAATGACCATATTAGAAAATCTCACCATAGTTTTAATATTGTTAATAACGTAATAGAAATATTTCCTGTTCCAAAAGGAGGAAATGCTCCAAGTAGATTATATTTCGATTATATGAGTAGAGATGAGTTTGAACACGATTCTCAAACTATTCAATCGGATTCACTTTCTGATTATTCCGATATTCCATATGATTTTATTCAATATAGTAATATAAATGATGTTGGTAAGCAATGGATTAGAAAATATACATTAGCACTTTCGAAAGAATTATTAGGTGCGATTAGAGAAAAATATTCATCTATTCCAATTCCAGATGCAGAAATCAGTTTAGATGGTGCGGCATTGAGAGCAGAGGCTCAAGTTGAAAAAGATATGTTGATAACACAATTGAGAGAAAACTTAGAAGAATTGAGTAGAAAAAATGTGATGGAAAACAAAACACACGAATCTAATCATCAGCAAGAGATGTTAAGAAAAGTACCTTTAAAAATATATGTAGGATAATATGCCAAAATTTATTTCAGAGAGAGATGTAGCTTTTTTTAAAGGATTAGCTAGAGAAGTAGTAGATGATGTGATACAAAATGCTATTGTTTTATTTAAAGTAAATTTAAATGAAACGAAAATAAATTTGTATGGAGAATCTATTAATAAAACTTGGCACGCCGGTGTTCAATTATATGCATTAATTAATAAAGAAATTGAAACTTCTGCATATGAAGGATTTGGTTCAAATACAATGCAAAATATAGAATTTAGATTAGATAGATGGATGTTAGAAGAAAAGAACTTATACCCGGAAGTTGGTGATATAATTTTCTTTGATAAATCTTATTATGAAATAGATAATACAAATGAAGTACAATTTGTTGGAGGACAAACTTATAATAACTTTAGTATAGTATGTTCTACGTTTATGGTAAATTCATCAGCATTAAACATAGAAGAAAGAATTAATTAATATGTCTACAAATCCACTAAGACCCGATTTAAACAGGGCAAACGAAATAAAATCCGAAAAGGGGGATATTAAGAAAAGTGTAGGTCTTTTTGATATAGACTATGCTATGATGACCTATTTGGAAGATACTGCTTTGCCAAAATTAGATTATAATGGTAAGTCGGTAAGTATTCCTGTTATATATGGAAATTCCGAAAGATGGAATGGTGCAAGAAGAGATGGCATTTTTAGAGATAGTAAAGGTAAAATTCAATTACCATTATTGATGCTTAGAAGAACATCGATTGCAAAAGATGAAGCTATGCCTATGTTAAATAGACACGTTTCGTATCCAACTATAACAAAATATTCAAAAAATAATAGATACGATAGATTTACAGCATTGGGTGGTAGTACTCAACCAAAATACGAATTGTTTAATATAGTAATGCCGGATTATGTAGAAGTTAATTACGAATGTATGGTTTGGACTGATTATACCGAACAACTTAATTCAGTAATCGAACAATTAAATTTTACATCATCATATTGGGGTGATAAAGAAAAGTTTAAATTTAGAACATCTGTTTCGGATTTTAATGTTATAAATGAAGTAGGTGAGGGAACTCAAAGAATTAATAGAGTTGAATTTACATTGAATGTGAAAGCATATTTACTTCCTGAAAAATTTGATGGAGAACTTACTACTAAAAAATCAATATCAACTAGAAAAGTTGTTATGTCAACTGAAGTAGATGTAACAAGTGGAAGTGGTAGATTAGAAGGATTACTCACAACTCCATCTCCATATTATGATAACAAAGATTTAATTGATTTTCTTTCAATAAATAATAGTAAAGTAGTTGCTGGAGGAATAGATTCGGCAACATTTACAAATATTAAATTAATACCCGCACCTGCTCAATTACAATCGGTAATATCGGCTGGATTATTAGTAAATGATACAACCTATGATGCTAAAATTTATATAAATGGTGTAAGATATTATCAAACTACACATTTTACAACAACATCATATACAAACAATACATTAACATTAGCACTATTTCCAGGATTTTCAGTAGATAGTAATGATGAAATTATTATAACTGGTAAATTTCTAAACCTATAATGAAAAGAAGTTTAGCAGATATTACACAAAAATTATTTAGAAAACCAATAATGGCTGTTTTAATTCCTAAAGATTTAAATCATCCCGATTATTGGATATACGAAGCAACCGGTCATAGATTAGTAAGTATATTGAGAGAAATAGAATTGAGAGAATCGCAAGATAGATTGTTGGTTTCAATCAATACACAAGGAATATCTCCGAGAGATTATATTGTTGAAGATGGTGGAAGTGGATTATTAATTAAATTTATAAAAACCAGATTTAATGGATTTGTTTTGGATGATTCCGATTATATTGAAATTCACGGAGATATAGAAAAATATGCTTAAACAATTTAACTCAAATGCTAGAAAATTAAATAGGATTATACCAAAAATCAATCCTAATAATTTGGTGTCTACGGATTTGACAGGAAGTTTAGTAAATATTGAAATTCCAACGAATACTAAATTTGAATCTAAAACTCGTTCAAATCCAAATCCTATAAAACTTATAAATAATAAATCTAATATTAACAATTTTTATTCAGATATATTGGATTATAGTGCTAGAAAAGTTGAACGATATATAGATGGGTTTGATAATGTAGCAAATACATTGATTATTAATAATGTTTTATTAGATTATGGAACAGAGGGAGCAACTCCAAGTAATTTTGAAATATTAGTTTATGGTTTACATCTTCCAGGAAACTTTACAATTAAAGAAGTTGGAAATGATGTGGTAATAACTTTAAATGAATACTATATAGATTACGATAATGTAACTATAAATGATATTTATGTTATAGGTAAATTGCTAGAATTAAATTTAGATACCGAAGACTATTTTGATATAAGAACTGAAAATGACGAAAATATAATATTGTAAAATGGCAAATAAAAGTAAAAAAATATCGGAATTACCTTCATTAAATGCTGCATCATTAGATACAACGTATGTAGTTGGTATTTCGGGTAGTACAACATATAAAATTTCTATAAACAATTTAACATCTTCATTAGATGGTGCATTTGCAACGGATTTAGTAACTTCGGCATTAAGTAGTTCATTGGATAGTAAATTATCTACATCATCTTTCAACCAATATACAGCATCAGCTATAAATGGAACTATAAGTGGTTCTTCACAATTGACAAGTTCATTTGATACAAGATATGTTATAAGTGGTAGTGTTACACAAACTACATGGGATAATATTGCAAATAAACCAGCAGGTATAGTTTCTCAATCTACGGATTTAAGTTCTTTAAATACATTTACTGCAAGTATTTCAACTGCAAGTTTAGTAACATCAATAGATAATCTAAACACATTTACTGCTTCTCAATCTACATCATCGTTGGTGAATAGATTAAATGCAATTGAAAGTGTAAGTGGAAGTTGGATTACCGAAAGTGAAACGGGTTCATTTTTGACATCATTAAGTGGAGCAATAAGTTCATCTGCACAAATAACTGCATTTGGATTTATCAGTTCGTCAGCAACAATAGATACGGGTTCATTAGCAACAACCGGTTCAAATACATTCAATGGAGATGAAACTATAAGTGGTTCTCTATTCATAAGTGGAACAACCGAATTAGGTGGTAATATTGTACCAAAGACGGCAAGAGGTGCAACATTAGGAACATTAGAAAAACCATTTAGAGAAATTTATGTTCAATCTGGTTCAATCAATATAGCATCGGATACAATTGGTGACCCAAATACAACTCTATCAAACGTTGGTGGAAACATATTAGTTTCAGCAGGTGGTATGAGATTGATTGGAGATGCCTCATTTATAGCAGCAACGGGTTCATTTGGATACATTAGTGGTTCAATGACTCAGGTTGGTGATTATACTCAACAAGGTAATTATGTAATGATTGGTAATAAAACAATTACTGGTTCATTTTATCAATCGGGTTCAACATCATTTAGTGAATTAGGAAACACATCTATATTAACATTTAGTTCCTCTTTGGATAACAGATTGGATATTTTAGAAGCATATAGTTCTTCTCAATTAGTTCCAACATCATCATATTCATTTAGAACATCTCAAGTTGATGTCTATGTAAAAAACACAACCGGAACACAAATAGATAAAGGTAAAGTTGTAAGAATAATTGGAGCAGCGGGAGATAACCCATTAATAAGCCTTGCAGACCCAAATACAGAACACACTTCTGCAAATAGTTTGGGTATAACAACTGAAAATATTCCAAACGATAGTTTTGGTTTGGTAATAACCGAAGGTATTTTATTGGGAGTTAATACAAATGGAATGACCGCCGGACAACTCCTATATTTAGGTAATAGTGGTTCATTTACAACCACATCAACGATTGCACCAAGACATGGTGTTAGATTAGGAGAGGTATTAAGAGTTCAACAAAATAATGGTTCAATATATGTTCGTATAGATAATGGTTCAGAATTAGGTGAAGCACATGATGTTATAGATACATCAACTACATCTTCGTATGGTCATATTTTAATGAAAAGTGGAAGTGTTTGGATTAATAATTCAACATTTAGTTCTTCGGTAGATAATAGATTAGATACATTAGAATCATCAATAATAAGTGGAAGTCCAAATTATACACAAGTATTAGGAAATAGAAGAACCGGAATCACAACAATTGGTACATCAATAATAAGTGGAAGTATTACTACGACAGGCAATCCTGTCCAAATTATGGTGACTGGTGATGCAAACCCAGTAAATGTTACATCTTGGACTAGATTACAAATTTATAGAGATGAAAATTCAATTGGTGGTATTGTTCAGGTTGAAAATAGTTCAAACCTAAATGTACCATATTGTGTAAATGTAATAGATACTCCACCAGCAGGAACTTATTCATATAGTATGAGAACTGTTAGTGGAATTTCGGGTCTTTTTGATTTTGGTGAATCAACGGGTCCTGTTTTAACGGCAGTAGAATTAAAAACAAATACAAACCTACCATCTACGAATAATACATTTACCGGAACAAACACATTTACAGGCACAACAACATTAAGAGGT